GATTGGTTCGCAGACGGCGCAGTCGAACAGGAACTTAATTATTAACGGTGCGATGCAGGTGGCGCAGCGGGGTACGTCAAGCACAGGTGTTCACACTAGCGGTTACTACACTTGTGATAGATATGAAATTGTCTATAGCAATGAGGATGAACTTAGGCAGACTATAACCCAAGCGTCAGATGGGCCTGATGGCTTTGCAAATTCTTTGAAAATACAAACTACAACGGCAGAAAGTGCAGTTGCTAGTGACGAAAGGTCTTACGTTATTTACAGAGCAGAGGGTCAAGACCTTCAGCAGCTTTTGTATGGCAGTTCCGCTGCTAAAAAAATTACGTTAAGTTTTTACGTTAAGTCATCTGTTACTGGAACATACGCAGTATCTGTTTATCAAGAGGATGGCAATGATGTTGTAGGCAGTACCTACACCATCAATTCAGCAGATACATGGGAAAAGAAGACCATAACTTTTCCGGCAAACACGGCTGCATCAATCGCTGATGATAATACGGCTGGGTTGGCGTTTTATTGGGGTATAATGCTTGGGTCTGATTATACAAGCGTAGACAACTCAGCTTGGGGTGAATATGCAGCCAACAGATTTTTCTACGGCCATGCTCAAAATGGTGTAGCTACAACTATCAATGCAACATGGCAACTTACCGGCGTCCAGCTTGAACTTGGCGAACAGGCCACGCCGTTTGAACACCGCAGCTTTGGCAAAGAACTGGCCCTGTGTGAACGCTACTTCTGGAAAACGTACAATTATGATGTAGCGCCCGGCACATCATCAGGTGCATCACATCTAACAGGAACACCCAATGCGACCACTAGCTTCTTTGCATTGCAAGTTCCTAACGTGCAGATGAGAGACGCACCAACACGAGTAATATATAATCCCAATGACGGCACTGTTTCTGAAATGAGGTCAGACTCAAGTGACCATACTGCTGCAATTACTGCTACAAGTAACCACGGTGGTGGTGCAATTTATGCAAACAACAGTTCTATCAGCGCAAACAACTTTGTGAAAGCACATTTAACTATGGATGCGGAGTTGTAGAAATGAATATTACAGAGGCACAGTACACTCGTCACCCTTCTGCAACAGAAGACGAGAACATTCGTATTATTGTAGATGGTGTTGAGATGTTTACCCCAATTGCTCCCGGTAACCGTCACTATGACGAAATCATGCGACAGGTCGAGGCTGGTACGCTGACCATTGCTGAAGCGGAGTAGTGAATGCCGCTTACCAAACTCCAGTTCAAACCGGGAGTCGTTAAAGATACCACAGCTTACTCTAACGAGGGTGGCTGGGTTGATGGCGATAAAGTGCGGTTTCGGTTTGGGTATCCCGAAAAAATCGGTGGCTGGCAGTCTCGTACAAACGATACAATCCTTGGCACTCCTCGCGCTCTTCATTCGTGGCAATCATTAAACGCCACGGAATTTATTGGTATTGGTACACATCTGAAATACTACATCGAAAGTGGCGGCAACGCTTTCAATGTTACACCAATGCGATTAACTGTTATGATTCCTGCAAGACCGTCAGGCAACGTAGGCACAGGCTCGGTTGGTGATGTAACTATTACGATAGCGTAGGTAAACCATGACCCAAGTGAATAACGTCACCGTTGCAGTTGATGGTTTACAAGTAAGCGCCGTCCTTGGCGATGAGATCGTCACCCCCTTTGTAACTAGCGGTGTTAGTGCTACCACGACATTAGGTAGTACAACGGCCTTTCCCGGCGTGGGTGTAGCAGCCGATGGCGAACAGACCATCGTTTTTGTTGGTACCGTAATTATCACACCTTTTGTCATAACAGGCACAGAAGGAACGGTGGCTGTTGGCACCGTAACTGTTCCAAACACTGACGTAAGCGCGACAGGAAACACTGCGACAGGCGCGATAGGCACTGCTACTTTCACACCGTTTGTAATTACTGGCGTTGAAGGAACAGGCGCGGTAGGTACGCCGACAGCTTTTAATCTAGATCATACAGTCGATATTATTAACTCGTTTAGAGTTGCTACTGCGCTAGGTTCTGTTCTTGTTGCGGGAGGCGTAACCTCCTCCGTACCTGTAACCGGCGTTGTTGGAACCACTGGCCTCGGTGACGAAGGTGCATCAGGCAATATCAGCACAGCCGTAACTGGTTTCAGTGCTACGGTTTCACTTGGCCTATTCCGCGTTGTTAGCGCCCACCCTAGCGGTGTGTCAGGCACTGGCGAGGTCGGCACACTCACAGTGCAGTCAAGCATTAACCTTGGTGCTGTAGCCACGTTTACTACGATTGAAGGCAGCGCTCTCGTTACTGTTAATCACAGTAATCACGGCGCAGAAAACAATGACGCGCTGACGATCTCAGAGACTAGCTTTGGAACAGGAGTTTACACTGATCTTGTCACGCTTCTAAATGGCGACTTTATCATCACAAAGATCAACGACTCTACTTACAACATAACCATACCTTCAGCCTCTCCGCATTCAGTCGTGGCAGGTGGCGAGGCAAACTTGGAATACGAAGTTCGGCCCGGTCTGGACGAAGTGGTTGGTGGCTTCGGCTGGGGCGCAGGAACGTGGGGCCGGAACGGCTGGAACGAGCCAGCGTCTGTATCTGCTGAAAGTGAATTGCGGCTTTGGAAGCACGACAACTTTGGTGAAGACTTGATCTTTAACGTACGCGGCGGCGGCATTTACTATTGGGACGCTGGTCAGGGCTTGAATGTTCGCGCCAAGTCTATTCAATTCTATACCTCAAACGCGCCGACGGTTGCGAACCAAGTCCTCGTATCAGACCGTGATCGCCACGTTATTGCGGTAGGTACAAACGCCATTGGCTCTACAGAGCTTGATCCTCTGTTAGTTCGGTTTAGCTCACAAGAAAATCCGTTTGACTGGAACCCTACAGCAACGAATACCGCAGGAGATTTGCGGATTGGTAATGGCTCAGAGATTGTTCAAGCCGTCGAGACTCGTCGTGAAGTTCTTATTATTACAGATAGCTCTGTGCATTCAATGCAGTTTATTGGGCCGCCGTTTACTTTTGGTATTACGCAACTTTCCAATCAAACAACGATTCGTGGGTCTAACGCAGCAGTAGCCGTGGGAGACGCGGTATTCTGGATGGGTGTGGACAGATTCTATCTCTACGATGGTAGAGTGCAGCCGCTGCCGTGTAGCGTAAGAGACCATGTTTTCAAAGATTTCAACAGTCTTCAAGCGAACAAAGTATATGCCGGATCTAATGCGGCCTTCGGTGAGGTGTTCTGGTTCTATCCGTCCAATGCGGGGGCGGAGAATGACAGGTACGTTGTGTACAACTACGAGCAAAAAATTTGGTACTTTGGAAATCTTGAGCGCACTGCATGGTTAGATCGCGGCATAAATCAGTTTCCAATTGCGACAACCTCATATTCTAACACTGAATATCCAAGTGCATTGTATGAACATGAGCGCGGGGCAGATGCAGACGGTGAGGCAATAACGGCATTTATCGAATCTGCGCCAATAGATATCGGAGATGGCAACGAGTTTTCATTTATTCGCCGAATGATTCCCGATATAGATTTCAACAATTCGTCAAGCGGCGCGACCAAAGAAGCTACGCTGACGTTGAAAGCGCAACGATTTCCGGGGACAGGGTTTACTGCGTCAAATGCTTTAACAGTTACCGATACGACGGAGCAAAATCATACACGTTTGCGGGGCCGGTCATTTGGGTTGCGAGTAGAATCTGATAATTTAGGCGTTAGCTGGCGGTTAGGTTCACCACGAGTTGATGTCCAGAAAGATGGTAGAAGATGAGTAGAGACCTTGTACCTCCGCAATTTTCTTTAGCACCAGAAGAGTATGATCAAACCTACTTTGATGATATGGTAAGGTCACTTACACAACTTGTTGTGCAACTCCAAAATCCGGGGGAGCTACGGGGAACAAAGATTACGTTGACTGATTTGCCTACTAGCGCATCTGGTTTAGAGTCCGGTGCGCTGTTCAATGATAGTGGAACTGTGAAAATCGTGACATAAACGAGTTTTTGCGTATAATTGTTCTACATACAAGGGTTAAGCAATGAAGCTAAAAGACATTTTAAAAATAGCGGCCCCAGTTGTTCTCGGCCCAGCAGTCGGCGGAATGTTCCCCGGTATGAACCCAATGTTGAGTTCTGCTTTGGCTTCTGGCCTTGGCGGGATTGCGTTTGGTCAAAAGCCTAAAGATGCTTTGCGCTCTGCTCTCCTTGGTGGCATTGGCGGTGCTGTGTTTGGTGGGCCGCAGCAAGCAGCGCAAACAACTCAGACATCGCAAAATGCTGTTAACCTAGTGGCTCAAAATAAAAATATGGGGGCAGCGGCAAATCGACTTGCTGGAGGACAGCCGCCAGCTAATACGAGCGGAGCAACAGGCATAAGTGCTGTTCTTGGCAGGGGCAAGGCTCCAGATGTCACCAAAGACCTAACTATGAGTGGTGAGCTTCTTAAAGGGCTGAATTTTGCTGGAGAGGGTGAGGGAAATCTTTTATTTAAGCTTTTAAACACCAAGATGGGCGAAGGGCTTGCCGCTGGTCTTATAGCGCAATTGCTTGCTGGCGGTGATGAAGAAGATCCACAAGGCTCTTTCGAGCGCAGACCATTTGGTGAGGGTGGCCCCGGTGGTCAGATTGGCGGCATAAATTACATGAAGGCTGGCGGTGAGCCAGACTTCTTCCCGCGCCGTAACGGCGGCATTGATCCAATGGAAGGATCAGGCACAAAAGACGATGTTCCTGCCTTGTTATTGGCTGGTGAGTTTGTCCATACCAGAGAGGCCAACGAAGGTTTAGGAAAAATGATGGGGGCAAGGACAAAAGACGAAGCTGCAAGAAAAGGCATACAAGCTCAATATGAGCTTATGGATGCTTTTGAAAGGATGGCGTGATGGCAGTGCAAACCGTTGAATCTGTACAGCGATTAGCGCCGTACCTTGAAGGACTAGAAAAGCGGCTCTTGCAGTCCGCTTTTGGCACATTTGATGGTAGTACCCAGACTTCTCCGGGCTTGTTAGATAGCGGTCTTGGGCTTCCTCAATTCCAAGTGGCTGGTCTTGACCCCCTACAGCAAGAAGCATTGCGAGTTGCCCCAGAGATGTTTGGGTCATTTGCGCCATTTATCCAAAGCGCAGGAGGTCAAGCCGGTGCTGGTTCTGCGGCTTTAGCTGGCGGACTTGGAATGCTTTCGGATCCGCGTCAATCAGTACAAATGTTCATGAATCCTTACCAAGACGTTGTGATTGACGAAATTAATCGTCAGGCTGCTAAAGGACAACAAGGCATAGCTGGGCAAGCTGTAAGAGCAGGAGCATTCGGTGGGTCTCGTTTTGGTGTGCAGGCTGGAGAAGCCGAAGGACGACGCCTTGCAGCAATTGCTGACGCACAGCGCAAAGGCTTTGACACAGCCCTCAATGCCTCTCAAAGAGCAGCGCAACTCATGGGTGGACTTGGACAAGCCTATGGGTCATTGGCTGGCACTACTGCTGATATTGGCCGTGTAGGTTCAGAGCTTGGACGCGCTGATCTGGGCATGCTCACATCTCTTGGTGAGATAGGTCGTAACTATCAGTCGCAGGTTCTTGAGGCACAGCGTCAGAATCAATTGCAACAAGCACAAGAGCCATTCACACGACTTCAGCTTGGACAACAGCTTCTTAAAGGAATGCCAAGTGGTAATCTTGCCAGCACATTTAGAACAGCGACTACGCCTGACACCAATCCGTTCTTAGCCGGTGTGGGTGCTTATAGCGCCCTTCAAGGTGTACAGTCTGGGAGCAAGTAATGGCTATTAGACCGACAAGAGGATCTGGCATTGGGCAAGTTTCACCGTTTTCTGTTTTAGACAGGGGAACAGACGCTTCATCATTGTTAGGTGCTGGTGTTAACCCAAGACGATCTGGCATACGTCAAGCCATTGATTTGTCTGGGCAAAACAATAAAATATTGCCTCGCAACTTTAGTCTTACTGACGTTTCCCCGGTGCCGGGATCTGTTGGCATGAGTGAAGTTCCCTCTACTGGCTTGCCTAATTTGGACACCGCGCAGAGTGGTGTACAAAGGGGAGTGCTGGGGCTGGATATGACAGCCATAGATGATAATCCTTTTTCTATCAGCGCTCCAATGCCGTCAGATGATGTAAACAGAGTTGCTTCTCTTTTTGGGATCACTCCAAGAGGGCGAGAATCACTTGATGAATTTCTCGGCATGTTGTCTATCGCACCAAGGCCGGGAGGTCCGGCTCAAGTGCGGGACGCTAAAGCGGCTGCACGAGCGCAGGGTCTTGATCCTGATGCTGGCCCCGGCGGCTTGGACTTTGACATGCCTGAAATGGATGCTTTCAAAGCCTTTATGGACTATGACCCAAGCAAAGACGCGGGATTTGCGGCATCTATTAGAGATGCACAAAGAGATGTCATGTCTCAAGACTCAATGAACACAATGGCTCAACGTTCCAAAAACATGAGCGATTCCTACTTAAATGCAGAAGAAGGAGCGGCGAGTGGCAGTGGAGCAGGGGGCGATGGCACTTCTACGACAGATGCAGATGGCAATGCTTTAGATGCAGTAGACTATGACAGTGTTTCTCAATTTCCCACTGATTCTGGTGGACAAACCACTGAACAGAAAAAAAGTAGTCTTTATGCTGGCTTATTGAAAGAGTCTTTGGACAACTACAATAAGCTGGTTGATAATGCTCCGTCTGGTGCAAAAACCATGGAGGAGTACAAGAAAGAGTTTTCTGACGCCACCGGCATCGACATCACTGGTCAACCGGATAATTCTGCTGCCCTTACCGCATTTGGTTTAGCGCTTATGCAAAACAAGGCTGGTAAAGGATTCGATGTAGGTGAACTGCTGTCCGAAACAGGAAAAGCTGGAGAGAAAGCCTTGCCTCTAATGGCACAGGCCCGTAAAGAAGCTCGTGAAGCTCAGATTGCCGCTGGTCAATACGCTCTTGGCGCTACTAAAGAAGATAAAGCGGCAAGAGCAAAGTCTCTTGATGAAGCTACTAAATATCTTGTTGGCCGTAGAGATAAGATCTTGGATGATCAAAGAGCCAGAATTGAGGCTATGGATGACTTTGACAAAAAGAGATTAGCTACAATTGAGTTGGAAACTCTTAAAGCTGGTTTCGACGCAGAAATAGAAATTCAAAAATTACTGGCAGAAGCAAACGAGCCTAACTTTAAGGTCGGTAACGTAAAAGATTGGAAGCCTTTAGATAACAAGGACAATGTTATTCTTAGTATGGGCATAAAAGAAAAAGACGGACGCCCTGTGTTCTTGTTCCCCGCTGAACAAGCTACCACTTTAGGCGAAGCCTTGGCTGACGTTGTAGATGGTCTAAATGGCATGGATTCTCTGCGAGACAAGATTATTGACGCTTCAAGGACACCCGCTGGAGAGTTTGCGGGAATAAGTGGACAAAAAGCTTACGAAGTTTATCAACAATGGGCGGCTTCTCTTGGTTACGAAGCTGGTAAAGTGCCGCAGTTTGATAAAGATGGAAAATTTACAGGCGAACTTAAAAGAGAAATGCCAATACAAGAAGCTGATGCAATCAGAGAAAGAGTCATTGCTCAGTTCAAAAGGTTCCTTACTCAAGAAACAGGTAATGGAATTTCTAACGTAGACATTCAGAAAATTGACAATCTTCTGGGTAAGATAAACTTCCTTACTGACCCTCAAGGCGCTCTTAACAGAATAGAAGAGGTTAGGAACATATTCCTGAAAGCTGAAAGCAAACTAACTAGCACTATCAAGATGATGGACAATAAAGACAGATATCAAACTCCAGAAGAGTATGATCTTGCCAGAAAAGCAATCAGTGACGGCATTAATAGAGCATATTACAAAAAGGGAACCATAAGTGGTGGTGGTGCTGGAGATAGGTTCGATTTCACTGTAGATACCGATGGCAATCAAGTGTACGACTTCACTCAGTAGGAGATGACCTTTGGGACAAATAAAAGTTAATCTCCCCAATGAGAGCTTTACTGTAAAAATAGCGGGAGACACTCCCACTATTGAAGAAGAACTAAAGCTGGCTGAACTTGTTCGGTCTAAGCGTAGGTCTAGCACGACTAGACGGCAGCAGAATATGCTTCAACAACAAACACAACAAGAACAATTGATCGACAGAACGTCTGGCATTAAAGACGCAAGTCTTCGTGCCGTTTTGGGTGCTGCTGAAAATAATGAAGAAAAAGAAAAAGCTCTGCAAAACATATATGGTCTTGGGAAGGGCGATTACTTTCAAGACAGGCTGGGCAACTTTGGTATTACCCAATCTGGCGGCGCGAAGCTAGGGATTGATTTAGAAAAAGACACGATGATTGACGAGAGAGGCTTTTCTCGTTACGACCTCGCTGATTTAGGCACAGTTGGCTTTGATATCGCTGGTGGCGTTGGCGGCACTTTAGGCGGGGCTGCAA